TTCATAGTATATTCTCCATAATTAAGCACAAAGAAATTGTACCGATTGGAAAGGCCAACCGCCTAAAATAAACACAGCTTTAGGAGACTAGATAATACTAAAATACAAAGTAATTAGGCAAGACAGAGGTGTAACCTCTTAAAATTAACGTAGTTAATAAGTATAACGGTTTGATTTAAGAAAGGTCAGTAGTATCTACACTCCAACAATCATCGACAAAAGCGGAAGGGCAAGCTACTTTGTGGGTGGGTTTATCGTGAGGGGATTTGTTCCATTTACCACGGCGAATTGCTTTAACCGGGATAAAAAGTAAATCAACATCAAAGTAATTAGAGGCAGAAGCTACAATGTTTTTACGGTGTCCAACGGGGGGAGTTTGTGGTGTAGGGAATTCGAGTTCAAACTTAGATGGGAGAAGGGGATTCATATAATTAAAGAACCCCCCAATTGAAAGAGGATGTACATCGGAGAAATCAATAACAGCGGATACTATTTGTTGCAGAGATGGTTTAGCAGATACTAGGTTAGAACTTGAAAAGTTCTTAGAATTAACAGGGTTAATTGAGGAAGAAAATCTTTTGGCAAGTTTCAACTTAGTAGGTATAACGGATTGTTTAGAAGCCATTGTTTATAATCTCCATGTCAAGAAAGCCCAAAGGGCAAAAGGCTACTCCAAAGGAATAACACTAAGTACGGCATAGACGCAATTGTCTATACATAAATCCATAAATAAGATTAAATATTATATCAAGGTGTTACTAAGGTGTTGTTAAATCTTTGAGAGTTGATTTACAGTAAGGACAAGGGGTGCAATGACGGCCTAACATTTTACCTGTAGGTCTGGAAACTTTAACTTCTTTATAATGTTGGCCTTTAGGTGCTACTCCATGAATCTGACAAATTGTTGTAAAGAAATGTTTGCGTCCACCAGCCATGAGTTAATCTCCTTTTAGTTATAATTCTTCTTTTAATTCGTGTTGCTCTAACCACAAGTCTTTTAACATCCGATAAGCAGGACAAATGCTAGCATGGTCTAAATAATAAAGAGAAGACCTAGCCTCACACTTACAAACAGATATAACTATTTCTTTTAGATGTTTCACACGTACTCCCATACTTTACCTCCTAAAGTAGAAATATGATAAATCAAATTATATGAGGAATAATACTCCAAGTATCCAAGCAATTAAGGCAGCTACTAAAGCAAACAAACCAATCCAAAAGAGGTCTGAATTAAGCAAGTCAAGTATAACGGATTTAATACTAGGTACTAACATAACGAACCTCCCCGCAGAAATACCTGCTCTTACAAATGATTTGATATTAAGATAAGAGTAAAACAACCCAGACCAATTATAAATAAACCGATCATTAACATTTTAACTCCAAAACTGAGTGATATAATAAAGAGAATAAAACATAGGCTATAGATAGGATAAATAAGATAGGTATTAGCATAGGTAACGCTCCTAGATAGGTAATAACAATTCAATTAACCGATTGTAAACAATCTTAACATGGCAAATCAAATAGCCATGAGAGCAAAATAGTATGACGGATTAATCGGCGTATGTTGGAGATTAATACATATATAACTATCCTAAAAACGCGCACAAAAAGAGCCGCCCCCAAGCTACAGGGGCGGTTTATACTCTTATTAACTTACTTGCGGTTTACGACTTTCTTTGCGGGAACTTCACGAGCCTTAAGCATTTCATTGATAAGGCCGAGGTCTTTTTCCAGTTCAGCTTTAACTCTGTTCAACTCATCCGAACTCATCATAGCTACCTTTGCGATATCAAAGGTGATTTTGACGGCGTTAGACTTACGAGGTTCGGCTATGGCTTTGATGATACGATTGACAAGTTTGTATTCAGGAGAATCAGAAGGGAAACCGTCAAGTAAAGCTTTTCCCAATTTGGAATCGTTCGTGATAGCAGTCGTGATATCTTTCTTAAGTGCTTTGTACTGATCGGAATTCTCTGTTCTAGCAACTGCGAATTGTACTGCCTTTGTTACGGTTGACTGCAAAGCCAGAAGTGCGTTGGTGAACTTGTCCGAGGCGGCTGTGATTTTTGATACGGTGGCTTTTACTTTGATTGTCATAAATAATTCCTTTCGGCCTTTGGCCTTTGATGATGGCTAACTTATTCTTTCGCCTTTTACTTGTCCACCTTTCCCCCTTTCGTATTAGGTTATTTATATTCTATTTATGCACCTATTCCAATTTGCATGAACCACCTTCTTACCTTCACCCTGTGACTGCCCTGACCTTGCTAGGGGGTGGCTACCCATCCTAAGGGGTTGATATATATAGCTATATGTCCACACATGCACCCCAATAGGTCAAAATAAAGTGTAGGAAAATATGGTGTAGTATTAAAGGTATCCTATATGGAAATGAGTTTATTTTACTATAAATGGGAGATATATTGTGGAAACAGTGAGGGAAATGAAGCAAAACGCTATTGAGCTTAGTGCAAGACAAGCCTATATTAGGCTGAAAAAGAAGTATACCGAGCAACAGAAGATGTTAAAACAGTTGACCGCTGAAGAGAAGTTTGAGTTTAAAGACTCTTTTCGTAACTTGGGGGGAGGAAGAAAGAAAAAATATACCCCGGCCAAGATGAAGAACAAGATTATAGAGTATTTCGCCAAGATGAAGGCGATGAGTCGCCCTCCGACAAAGAGTGGCCTTATGGTTCATCTGAAGATGCACAGAGACCAGTTTTATCAGTACGCTACGTATCCGGAATTCAAGGATATTATGGAGCAGACCGCTACTATGATTGAGAACTGGTACGAGGAAGCGTTGATTTTGAATAAGTATAATGCTAGTGGGATACAGTTTGCTCTGAAGAACAGGTTTGGGTGGACAGACTCTACTACGCTTAAGTTGGAACAGAACAATAGTGAGGACAATCTTGTACGTAAGATTGAGTCTCTAGCCCCGGAGCTAGCCGGGTTCTTTAAAGCTATGAGTGATAAGATGAGCGCTGAGGTAGATATACCGAAGCAGATAATGATTGAGGCAGAGTTTACAGATGAGGATTTTGAACTGCGTGGTAATGAATAAAGAGTAGAGCAAAGGAGAATAAACTATGAGTTTATTAGACGGACTCACAACCTCTTTGGTTGAGAGTTATACGAAACACTTAGATGTGCAACAGAAGAGAGAACTCTTTGACGCTATAGATAAGCTGGGGGAGTTAAAGAAGGGACGTATCTTCTACGATATGTTTCCAGATACGGGGCCGCTACGTAGAGAGTTATATAAGGCCCACATGAATTTTATCCGGGAGGGTAAGAATTTCCGAGAGAAGTTGTTCTTAGCTGGTAATAGAACTGGTAAAAGTATTGTTGGGTGTTATGAAGTTACGGCTCACGCCACGGGTGACTACCCTGAGTGGTGGGAAGGACGTGTGTTTAACAAACCGACTAAGATTTGGGTTGGGGGGGATACCTCTATATCTGTTCGAGACATTTTGCAACAGAAGCTTCTAGGAAATCCCGGAGAGTTTGGGACGGGTATGATCCCGAAGGAATATATTATAAAGACCACGACTAAACGTAATATTCCCGATGCCGTAGAGACGATTCACGTCAAGCATAAGTGTGGGGGATACTCAATTATTACCTTTAAGACCTACGAGCAGGGTCGAGAGCTGTGGCAAGGTACAGAGCAAGATATTATATGGATGGATGAAGAACCTCCTATGGATGTTTATGCGGAGGCTATTATTCGTACCATGACTACAAACGGATTGGTTATGTCTACGTTTACCCCACTTAGGGGTATGTCTGCGGTTATCAAAGGGTTTATGGACGCACAAAAGAAACCGACAGACCTAGATAAGGAAACTGAGAAGCTGTGGAAACCCGCCAAATACATGACAACCGCTAGTTGGGATGACGCACCTCACCTTACGGCAGATTCTAAACGAGAGATGTTACAAGCTATTCCTCCTAACCAACGAGATGCCAGAAGTAAAGGTTTACCCACTATTGGTTCGGGTTTGATTTATCCTACTGATGAGACTACGTTTATAAAGAACTTTGAGATACCTAAGCACTGGTCTAAGGTTTACGGAATGGACGTAGGTTGGAATGTCACCGCAGC